CCAATTTAATTAATTTGTAATATAATTATATATTATTTAAATTATATAGTCAATATTTTTATAATTATTTTAGTTATTTTTTTATATAATAATAATTAAACTGATTTATACTAAGGTTATTTTATGGAAAATATAAAATTTGAGAAAAAACTACAAGAGCTAGAACTCAATAAAAAAGATTTTGTAAAAATTGTACGAATGCCATATCAAACATTAATGAATTGGAAATCCAAAGGTGAAACGCCAACATGGGTTGATACTTGGCTTGAGAAATATGAAGAAGAAAAAACATTTTCTAATGTAAAAGGCAAAATAACTATAAATAAAACAACGATGGAAAATACAAGAGAACTTTTGAAACAAAAATACTTAATGTTAAATTTAAGAAAACCTCAAGATTGTTTAAAGCTAAGTTATCAATATCATCAAGTAAAAGTTAATACTTATTTTGACTATTACGAAAATACTTTTAATTTATTTCTTGTGTTAAGTTATGAAAAATCTTATTATTTCACGCCGCTTAATATTGATAATTTAATAGTAAAAAATCCTTATTTAAATGATATTCCAAAAGAAATATTAGGACAAATATTGGATAATGGCAGTTTAAAAGATTTCTATGACAATATGAGAGAACATATGATACATGATGATGTTCAAAAAAGCAATTATGAGGATTATGAATTTAAAAATGGTTTAAAGTCTAATAAAAATAATGATAAAAATCCATTTTTATCTCATTTAAGAAAAATACCCATGTCAGAAAACCATTTAAATTTCTTAAATACTCAATTTAATATTTCAAAATATATTTTGCAAAGAATAAAAGCAAAAGGGTATACTATAGTAACTACTGCAAATTTTTCAGAAAGAAAATCTCTTACTTTGATTTTAAATGAAAGTAGTATAAAGCTTTAGTTTTTTCTCATTTTTGAGAAAAAGCCTATATACCATATAGCATTAGTTTAAAAGATCTATTTTTGGATGAAAATTTAAAATCTATAAAACCTTTTATAAGATAAAAAAGGTAGCTTCATGGATACAAAAGAATTTAAAATTAAATCTATAGGTAGAAATAAAAATTAAACAATCTATAATTTTACAAACTAAACAAGATTAATCATAAAAAATTTTAATATTATTCATCAATCAAGAGTTGAAACTATCCTACCTAAAAGATATAGTCCATTCTTTCCAACACCAAGCTCTCCCTTTCCTTCTAACTCATATTGTAAAAATTTTATAATCTCTATTTTAGTAACATCAGTAAAAACAATACCTTTTTTTTCTTCAAGCTCTTTGATTATACGGAATATTGCAGTTCTTGCAATTTTAAAGCGTGTTTGATAATAAGGAAATTCTAAAGCTAGAAAATAACCAAACCAAGCATAAGTACGATAAAAATCTACAGTTCCTAATATAAAATTAAACTCTTTTAAAAAACTATTATAATGTCTAATAGTTTTAATTAGAGCATCCTTCACATATTTACCTTTAATATAACTAGTTTTATACTTTTCCTTATGTAATTCACAAAACTCTTTTATCTGTTGTACTATAAGATCAATATTTTCTTTTGTTAAAAAAGCATCTTTTTTCGTAATTTTATCACTCAAACGCATTATCCTTTATAAATTCATCTATTAAAAATTTCTTTTTTAATAATGCTTCTTTATCATTATTAGCTAAACCTAAATAATATTTTTTTGTTTCCTCATCACAGTGATTACTATTTTCTCCTATATTATTGGATTCTTCATATTCTAAAGCCTCTTCTATACTATCTCTAACTAAAGCACTTATATCAAGCTCAAAGATATCCTTTTCTAAGTCCATTTTCACACCCCTTTAGCCTTGAATATTTATCTATTAAAATAGATAAAGTTTAAGAATACAATCATAACAAAATAAAATTAACAAACATACTTTAAAAATTAGCATAAATATCACATCGTATTTTTGATATTTTTTCACAAATATTTTCTTGTAGCCTTTCTTCTATCTCCAACATCTTTTAAATTTAAAAAATATTATATGGATTTATGTTATAATTTCATAAGATGAGCTACAAGAGAATAGATCTCCTTGAAAAGCTATAATGCTCCTAGCAGAGTCGATACCCTTGTTAGGCTCATCTTTTGCTATAAGATGTTATTATCCAATAATTTTTATTTTCCTCCCAATTCCAAATTATCTTTTATGTTTTAAAAAAATATTACATAAATTTATGTTATAATTAATAATCGCCATTGACACTACTCACGCTTAAAGTGTCAGTATTAAGCCTAGCTTTAGTGCGTATCGGCTAAGCTAGGGGCGATAATATTAATAAAAATTATATGCAGTTATAATCCACTTTTTATCTTTACCTTTATAATCAAGTGCTACCATAACTCTACTATTCTTAACATCAATAAAAGCTCTATTATTACCTTTTTTTACATTTCCATTATTTATAATATTTTCTATTTCTTTTATAAAATTTAAAGCTTTATTTTTTGCTTCTATTTTATTTAACCCTTGTTTAATGAAATCTTCTTCTCTTCGATTGACAATATGACTTAATCCAAAGTTTCCATCTCCCCAAACCAAATCAATATCCCCTAAATCTTTTCTATGAAAAGCACCTGCTACCTGTCCTTGTTTTTCAATAAGTAGTTTTTGTAAAGCACCTTTTCCATCGTGATAATATTCTGTATAATTTTCGCCAAATTCTTTTAAAGGTTGTATGTTTAATTCTTGTTCGATTTTACCCCTTAAAGCACTTGGAATATCTTTTTTTACACCTTTATTTGTGCTTTCTTTGGCATTGATTATCATCTGTCTAGTTAAGTTGTATTCAACAGTATTTAAATTCATATTATCTAAAAAATCAAAATTATAATCTTTATTCTCTTTTAGAAAATTATCATATCTTTTTAGAATATCTTCACTAGCTTTTTTATCATTTTGTATTTTTTCATCAAGCCTTTGTTTTACGCTTTTTTTATTCTTTTTCTTTACTTCTTTATTCTTAATGTTCTCTTTTATATCATCCATTAAGTTTTTTTTAGGCTTAGCTTGGGTAGAATTTTCGTTAGAGAACGACACTTGCTTTGTCTCTGAAGATGCCCTAGATGTCGGTAAGGCTCTCGCATTATTATAATACACTACTTCAGCATTTTTCATTTTATTTTTTATATTATTTTGTTTCTTTGGCGAATTGCTAATTATAGTCAAATGCGTTTCATAGTCTTTGCCTATACTTGTAAAATAAGTCTGATTATCTATATTTTTAATAAAAATAAAATCATCTTTATCTTTTAAGATTGCCTGTGGGCTTTCTAAAGTTTCTTTGATATGTGGTATGTATTTAATTCTATCTTTTTCAATCAGCTTTAGTAAACTTCCTTTTGTAAGTTTTATTTCTCTATCTTTTAAAGCTATCTTTGCTTCTTTTGGTATATTAGGGATATATTCATCATCGATATTTTTAAGATTGAAAGTTTTCATCCATTCATTTCTAACATCTTTATTTATAGTATACTCTTTGCCATTTTTGCCTATAAATCTTAAAGAATTGTCTTTAGGATCAGCTTTATCCATGAAGAAGTTGTCGCCTTTGATTAAATCTTTAACTTTTGAATTAAATTCTTTTCTAGCCTCTTGTGCTTCTTCTTTGAGTGTTTTATCTTTAATACTTTCTATAAATTCTTTAGCCGATCTATCAAAATCTTTTAAATTATTTATATTACTAAACCCCCTTCGCATTTGTATTCTTGTTCCAGCTCTTTTGCCAACTTCCCATAATCTCATAAAATAAAAAGCTATATAATCAGTGAAATTATTAACAAGCATTGTTTTAGCTCTTTCTATGAAATTTGTACTTATTCCATGTCCTAGTTCTTTTGCTTTTGAATTTAAAATACCATCTATTACAGTTTCAAAGTTAGTACGTAAATCACCTATTGTTTTTAAAACTTCAATCTTCTCTTGTCCTGATTTGCTTTTTGGTTTAAAGTTTTCAAAATTATCCATGACCGCTTTATAATTTACTGCAAATTTGGGATTATTGGCATCTCCTATATTTACTTTATTTTTTTCTAAAGCTCTAGTTATTATTTGATTATCTAAAACTTTAATCTCATCATCATTAAGTCCTTTTGTTATAGCTTCATAATTCTTTTTTGGATTAGTTTCATTAAGTATTTTATCTATATCTTTTGATATCTCTTTTTCACTTCCTTCTAGTTTTTTTCCTAATTTACTTTTATCATATACTTTAAAATCTGCATAATCTTTTCTAATCTTGGTTAAAATCTCTTTTGCTTCTTGGGGATTATCAGCACTTTTTACTATATTTTCTAAAAATGCGTCTTTTAAGCTATTTAAAAAATCTTTATAGTTGTAACTTGAGCTTTCTTTTATTTTATTGCCTATAGCATCAATTCTATCGTAAATCTCTTTAACGCTTTTACCATCTAATGCACCGCTTTTTGCTTCATGAATAAAATTTTTTATCATAGCTGGTGTGCTTTCACTATAAACACTTGAGTTTAAAACTATATCATCTATGGTTTGCTTATCTACTTTTACACCATTTGGATTAAGTTCATCTAGTTTATCAAGTCCTTTTCCAAATTCATCATAAGCTCTTTTTGCTCTAGCATCTCTTAAAGCATAAAGCTCATCAGCCTTAGAAGCATTATTTAAATTTAACTCTTTTAATATAGCCTCATCTTGTAAGTGTAAAGAGTTTGCAACCTTATTTGCCATTTTAGGGTCATTTGCTAAAACACTTCTTGCCATATTAGCTAAATCATCATTCATAAAAGAAAGATTAATAAGATCTTGTTGATTCAGTGCTGCTTCTTTTGAACCTATATTTTTACTAATATTATTTAGTGAATTAGTTACGTTGTCTGCTGTATTTTTTACAAAACCATTTTTTGCAGTATTTGAGAAATCTTTTATTTTGCTTGCCACTCCATCAACTAATGCATTTCCTTGATTAACTTCTAAAGGCATAGCTCTTGATTTTTGCAATATATCATCATAATTTCTATTTCCGCTTTCTATTAGCTCTCTTGCATAAGCTTTTGAAGTTTCGCTACCTTGTGAAGCTAAATCATTTAAAATGCTAGGGCTTATTTTTCTAAGCTTATCCCCTATATTTTCTTTTAAATTACCACCTTTTACCGCCATGCCATCTATCATATCTTTACCGGCTTGTGCTCCTGTTTTTGCCATATTATAGGTATTTTTTAAAGCTCTTGCTCCTTTGACAACTCCTGCAAAAGCTGTATCTCCTATTAAAGAAAGTCCAGCATTTTCGCCCATAAGCATAAGAGCTTCTTTTAAATTCATATCTTGATTTGTATCTTTTGTATTTCCGTAGTAATCATATCCTGCCCCTAAAGATGCACCTAATGCACCACCTGCAACCATACCAACTCCGCCACCTAGCATTGTACCGCCAATGGCACCTGCTGTTCCTAAAGCCATACTAGCACCATTATCTCTTAATCCACGATATAAATCACCCATTGTGCTACCTTGCACTTTAGAATAATTTCCGTTATTATCTTGCACCCAATAAGATCCATCATCATCTTGCAATAATCTTCCACGCCCTGATTTTTGCAACTCATCGCCTAAATCTCTCATAAACTGATTACTTTTTCTTACTACTTCATTATCATCAGCAAAAATAGGTTTAGAGGCATTAAATTTAGATTGCTTATCTAAAATATAATTACTTAAATCATCAGCATTCATGGATGGATTTTTATTATAATCATATAAATCCCTTTTATATTCACTAATATTGCCCATAGGATTTGTTAAATTTTGGTCTTTGAAATTATATTTTTCATATTCTTTAGCATATTTATCTTTATTTTTATAAAAATCATTTATTACTTCATTTTTTAAATTTGATAAATATTCACTTGTATTTTGATTTTCACTTTGACTTGCTCCATCTTGCAAAAATGAAATAATGTTATTTTCTTGTGGTTTTTCTAATAAAAATTCTCTTATATTCATTGTATTAATCCTTGTTTTTTTAATTCTTCTATGCTAACTTGCATTTTTTTACCTGCTTGATTAACTAATATTACATTACCATTAGCATCAGGCTCTGATATTTGAGCATTAATTCCATTAAAACTAACGCTATGTAATTTTGGTGTATTTTGATTTTGCACTTCTAATATATTTTTGGCTAAATCGTTTTGTATATTTTGATTAGTTGTTGAATTATCTATAATTACTGCATTTTTACTAGGTTTTGAGTATTTTTCATCCCAATAAAAAGCTTTTACCTTTGGAGCATAATTATTATAAAAATCCATATTATTTTTATAATCTTCTATAGTACTTTGTTTCTCAATATTTGTTTTTGCGTTTCCTAGTCTTTCTGCTAATTCCATTTTAAAAGAGTTTGGAGCTTCTGCTAACCATTCTCCTGCTAATGCTTGAGCTACCCTTTGATTATTTGCTTCCATAGTATAACCATTAATAGGGAAATTGGCTTGTATATTCTCTAAATTCCATTTAGCATTTTTACCACCTCTTAATAAATCACTTTGCATTCTTTTTAAGAATAAATCACTTGCATCATTTAAATCTGTGCTTTGACTTCCCCATCCACCAAAACCACGCTCTATAGCTCCATTCCAAAAACCATGGGTTGTATCATATGTTTTACCTTGTTTACTTGCTAAATCTAAAAACTGAGCGTCTGCTTTATATCTTGTATTGTTTTGTAAATTTGCATTGTTTTGACTATCTAAACCTTGACTATTACTAAGAACTCCATTTAATAAATCTTGCTCTTTTTGTTTTGCATTTATCTCATTTTGCAATTTTTGTAGTTCTAACAATCCTTTTTGATAATTTAAATCCTTGTAAGCCTTATTAGCATTTATTGCTTGCTGTCTTAAAGCATTTTGCATGGCATATTGTCTAGCTCTTTGATTATAATTCATTAGCCATTGCTGATCTGCTATATTTGCTCTTTCCTTTTGATAATCAAAATTTCTCTCATTTTGCAAAAGCTGATTATTTTGCATAGCCTGATTAAATTCCATTTGTTGCTTTCTTAAATCTTGCTCTTGTTGGAATTGACTTGCCTTAACCTTATCATCATAACTCTTACTCATGATATCATACAAAACACCGCCTACTTTTCCTGCGTTTTGTATAACGCCTGTATCAGGATTAAATACTACTCTTTGTGGGTTATAAAATGCCATTTTGTTTCCTTTATTCTTTCTTTTAAAATAAAGGATTTAAGGAAGTTTGTGTATAATTTTAAAAGGTGTGGTGCTAAGGGTCGCCACCCTTAGCACTAAATTACCACCTAGAAAGGCGGTGAAATAAGATGCTACAAATCTTAATAGTTATTATACTACTTTGTATTATTGTTGTCAATGCAAATTAACAATCAATAAACAAAGCCCCTTATTCAAGGGGTTAAGATTTACCCTTTAAACAAACTCCTTAAATCCAAATCTATTTAATTACTCCAAACATTTTGAAGTTTATTTTCCATATTTTTTCTTCTGTTTAACTCTTCATTAGCTAGATATTTATTAAAGTTATAAGCATCTTTTTGTAGCTCATAATTCTTTTGTGCCATCTTTTGCTGATTATAAGCACCATATAAAGCACCAGCACCGCCTAAAACATTTCCTAATCTATCAAAATTAGTTACTTTATTTGCATCAGAACTTTTAAATAACCAATCTCCAAAATTACTAAAAGAATTTTTTAATCCATTTAAAAAACCACCACTGCTACTTGCTAAATTTGGAGTGAAATTGCTTGTTTTCATCAAAGTATCTGCAAAACTAGAGCCTAATCCTGTACCACCTTTTAAAGCTGTTATAAAATCCATAATTTCTCCTTTATACTAAACTTAATAATTCTTTGCCTAGATCTATCTCGCTAACTTCGCCTTTTTTTAACTTATCGTTAAAATCACTAGTTCTTACATTATTATTTGCACTTGATAAATCTTCAGCTTTTTTGGCATTATTTGATTTTCCGACCAAATTAAGCAAGGTTTTCCAGCTGTCAATATTACCTTCGCCTAAACCATTTAATTTTGTTGCAAGTTCTGCCATAGCCTTTAAATCCGCATCAGGATAGGCTTTTCTTAACTCGCTTTCTACTTGTGCGTATTTAGCGATTAGTGCATCTTGTTCTTCTTTGTCTTTTTGCTTTTTATCAAGCTCTTCAAGCCTTTTTAATTTCTCATCAAGTCCATCAAGTCCTAATTCTTTTAAATACTGCTCTCTTTGTAATTCTTGTTCGCTTGGCTCTTTTTTTGGATTTTTTAAAGATTCAAGCTCACCCATTAAAGCATTTAATTTGTTGTCATTTTCACTTTTATAAGCTTCAAACATCGCCTTATAATCAGGTTCATTCTCATTAGCAACCTGCGTAGGTTCATTATCTGCTACTTGCGTAGGTTCATCGCCATTATTAGCAACTTGTCCTTTATCATCATCTGTTATGACATTTATTAAATCTTTTAAAGCATCATTTTCCATCTTCTTCATCCTTTATTTTATTGATTATTATGTCTAAAAAAGCCATAGTATCTAAAGCTTTTAACCTTAACTCTTTCTCATCGTTATTTTTTGCTATATAAAAGCATTCGCTATATTTTGCTTTGATAAAATCTATTAATTTCTTTCCTCCTTTAGTTTTAGATATATCGCTTTTAATTTCAATATTAAGCATTAGTTTCTCCTTGCATTTGTGGATTAATATCTTCATTATTTTCAAAACCAAACAAGCTATTTACATTCTTTACTCCTAAAATTGGTAATAACTCTTTAGTAAGTTCTTTACTAGCATTTACAATCCCATAAGCAGAATTTGCATCACCTATACTCATATACATTTGATATAATTGTGAAAACACTTGCATACTAGCTTGAATTCCTGCTCTTCTAACTTCTTTATTCATGGCACCTGTGCCAGTTTGGATTTTAAATCTAAAACTAGGGATATCTTCTCTTTGATAACCATTGAAAAAACTATCTTCGCCATACTTAAAAACAAGCATTGCAAATCTATCAAATAAAGGCTCTATAAAGGTTTCATTATACTGTCTTATATAATCAGCACTTCTTCTTCCGCCTTCTTGTGCTTTGATACTTATTTCTGTTGCGGTTTCATTATTTGCTGTTTGAGCCCCATTGTTTTGAGGACTAATCCCTGTAACTTCTGTAAGTTCGCTTTCTAGAAGTTGCAAATTCATTCCTGCACTATTTACATTTGGTGGTGGTAATATCTGCACTCCTTTTGGATCATCTGCACTAATTGGCTTTCCCAAAGTTTCTATATCTTCTCTACTTATCCCCATTGATTTGGGTACGATTATTTTAGGCATAATGTGAGATCTAACCGCATCTATTAAAAGATTTCTAGTTATATTAATTTCATCTTGCAAAGGCATAGCAGAAGACATTATAGGCTCTCCATAAGCACTTATATAGTCTTCGTTATCTATCTTTTTAAGTTGTGGTAACATTGAACCCCAGACAAAAGGTTGACCATCTTGTAAAGCAACTTCATTTCTAAGTAAATTATTTTCAAATAAAGTAGAAACCACCCACTCATCATCGTTTCTTCTTTCGTAAATATCATAAAGCTTTACTTTTTTATACTCATCATCTTCATCAAAAAGCTTTTCAATTTCAATTTTTTTATAAAAACCTAGCTTTTGTCTTTCAAGGATTTGATTATATGTTAAGTAAATTTCATTGACTATATATCCTACATCCTCGCTATTTAACGCATTTGGATCAAAATAAATACTATCAATATCCACTCTTTCAATTCGTGGCATTCCTTTATGCCAAGTAACCTTAGCGATACTCGTTCCCACAAGTAAAACATCTAAGAAAAGCGGTTGAAAAATCTTAAACATATTTATTTTACCGCTGTAAAAATCAATAGCATTTTGCCATAGCTCTATAATCGTATCATCGCTATTAATGTAAGTTTCGATATCTGCCATTCTCTCACTATTGAAATATACATCATTTAAGCTAGTTATGAGATATTTTACTTTTGCATTGATCTTTGGTATGTAAATGCTTGATTTATTTCTTTTTCTTAATTTTTGCATTACTTTATTTTCAAGTAAATAAGCATCTTGCAACTCTTTAAAATGAGCTTTGTAATTCTCATATCCGCTTTTGCTTTCGCTAATTAACTGCGTTAAAAACGACACTCTTTCATCATTAGTTCTTTTTGCTTTCATTCATAATTCTCCATATTGTTGTTTTGCTTAAATTAGTTATTTTTAAAATATCTTTTTCATTCACTCCTTTTTCAAATAAAAACTCTGCAAATTCTCTTTTAAATTTCTTTTTAGAAATATTATTAAATCCTGATACAAGTTCTAAAAACTCATTAGCCAAGCTTGACTTTATTGCATCATCACTTAAGTTTGAAATCTTTTTAATCTTATTTGCATCAATTGCATCATAAACCATTAAAAACTCACCAGCCATCATAACTCCAATCTTCATTAGTATTGTTTCTACTGTATAGTTTTTCAAAAAAGGTTAATGCAACCGCATCGCTAACATCAGGACTTTTGCCATAATTCTTTTTTAAATACTCTTTTGAGACTATCTTTAAAAGCCCCTTGTCGCTATATTCATACTCAATCATTCTCATATCTTTTTTTAATTCTTCATCTTTAAAAAGCTCCATGTGTTTTAAGTTTTTAGCAAATGTAAAATACATTTGCGCTCTTTTATTTAAGTATTCATTACTTGTTGCAGAATTTGCAGAATTTGCCTCTAATACAGGCAAACCATAATTTAATAAAACATCATATACACCTACACCAAGTCCGCAAGTATCTATAAAAATTCCTTTAGGCTTATCTTCACTTTGGTTATATTCGGCTAGTATTTTGTTTGAAAGCTCAATAGTTCCAAGTTGTGAGTATTTTTTAATCTCATCAATTACAAAACCTTTTCTTTTTGCAAGAACACTCTTATCATCTCCATATCTTGCTACATCAAGCCCCCAAATATTCTCTCCTTGCATTTTTTCAATACTAAAAGAGTTCTTGCTCATCGCATTTTCAATTTCACTTAGAGAAAATAATTCAGCACTCGAGCTATCTATAAACTCGCCATAAATTTCTTGCTTGACAACTTCACTACCTTCTCCGCCTACTTCTTCAATTAATTCTTTAATTTGCTCTTCTTTTAAAAATGGATTATCATAACTTGAGAATTGAAAATGTTTCCAATTTTTATCGCTGAGTTCTTTTCTGCAAAGTTCATAAAATAGATTTTTTCCTTTAGGAACTCCACCGATAATCGCTCTTGATTTAGGATTATCAAGCAACATAGGGCGTATGGCGTTATACCAAAGATATTCTCCTTTGCTGCCTTTTAAAATAATTCCTGCTTCGTTTAAAATAACAAGGTCATATCCAAAACCTTCGATATTTTCACTTCTTTCAGCACTTCTCATATGAAGCACTGCTCCATTAATAATTAGTTTCTTATCTTGCACACTCCATGAGTAAAAATCTTTTGGCAAGTTTTTTAACTCAGGTGTAAAATATAACTCGTAATAATTTTGTAAATTTGCTTGTATGGTATCCACCCATAAAACATTTTGTCCTAAAAGCAAGTTTTCGATAACAAACTTAGCACTTCCCCTTGTAAAACCAAGTCTTCTGCCCTTTGCTACAGTTATAAAGCGTGGATTTTTATCATCAAAAACTTTAAGTTGTGCCGGAGTGTAAGAAAAATCGATTTTTAATTTCATTTGATTTCACTTCTTATAATTTCAATTTTTTGAACGTTATCGCTGACAACTTCTTGTTTATCCACATATCCATGTTGATTTTTTAGCAAGAACATACTAACGCTAGGAGTATAAGTGCCGATTAAGGAATGGTTTAAAATATCCATTTCACATTTTTGCTTAGCTTGAGATACAATTTCTCCAAAATCCTTATCCTTCTCCCACTCGCCTAAAGTTTGTATTGTAATTCCTAAATACACAGCTAATCCCACTTTTGTTTTAGGTGCAAAAATAATACTCTCCTTAGTTTCTTTTAAGACAACTCTTTCATTAAAATAACTCTCTATTTTTGAAACAAGCTCTTCTTTTGTCATACTTTTGCCATTTGTCATCATTCTAGCCATCAAGCCACCCCTTCTTTAAAATTAAATTCTTTGATTTCTAAGTCTAAAAAAGATTTTTTAAAACTAATAATCTCATAATCGCCTTTTAAAACATTCTTATCGTTTTCAAATAACGCATCTAACACGCATTTTACGATATTGTCCCCATCGCCATGCCTTTTGCTGTTAAATCCTATTTTTAAAGAAAACTCATATTTCTTTTGCTTATCAAAAGCTTGAAAACAGCTAATATCATTTTGTCTTCTAAACTCCATTTGCAAGAGTTTTTTAAAATCTAAATATTTAAGATAATCTTTACATACAAATTTAGCTCTTTGCGTAGTTCTTTTATAGGGAACTGGGTTGCTTTTTAAATCAATTTTTAAAATATACTTTTCCATTTCAGACTTTCTTAAATTTAGCTTATGCGTTTAAAAGCTATTTTGCTTTTAAGAATTTTTTCAAATCTACTCTTATTCTCGTTAAATAGCCTTTTTTCTTCAGCTTTTTCAAGCTCTCTCATTTCATCTAAAGTTAAAACTCTTTCTATTTCTCGCACTGGTAAAGAATGCTCTAAATCTCTTCCTATCCTATCTTGATTTTTGAACATGAAATCAACTAAAGCTTCTTTAAATTCTCCATTAGCTATCAAATTACCATCTTTATAAGTGATTTGCTTAAAAGCATTGATGCAAATTAAAGAATCAATAGATTCTTGATTTATTTTAATTTTTTGATTGCTTCCGTAATTTGCAAAATATGAGTATTTAAAATCGCCTTTAAAAACTCTAAAGCAAGCTTGATTTTTGTATTTATTGCAAAGCCATTCTAAAAAAATTTCTTTGTCTTCAAAACGCTTTTTAAACTCTATTTCAGCTCTTTTGCAAACTCTTCTTAATTTCTCATAGGTTGTCCCTACGATATTCTCTCTTTCTAAAGTTTCGAAATAAAAATCTAAGAAAGAGTGGATATCATCAACGCTTTTTAGATATCTACCAACGATATCAGTTGCTTGAGCCTTATTAATTTCTAATAAGTCTATTAAAATTTGTATTTTTTCTTGCATTTTTTACTCCTTAAAAGCATCCTAAGGGCTTGTTTTTGTTCTCATCTTTCATTCCGTAATACTCCATCAAGCTATCAACCACACTAGGATTGGCTTCTTTTTTTCTGTTAAAACGCTGATTTTTTCTTGCTTCATTTTCTTTAGCGTATTTAAGCCATGTATAAAGACTTCCTGCCACACTTGACATTCTTTTTCCATTTCTTTTCCATTCCCTAGCATCCCAATAGCCTATAAAATCATTAGCCAACTCTTCACCAAAGTTTGTGCCATTTTTCTCATTAAAAGCTATTATTTGCCCCATAAGCTCATTAGCATTTGGGACTTTAAATTCTTTTTTTGCCATTTTTTCACATTCCTTTTCATCAAGTTTTAAAAAGCTCACTACAAAAGAGGCGTTTTGATTAGAAACGCGTTCTTTCTTTTCTTGATTATTTTTTAAATTTTCTAAATTCTCTTTTTTTATAAATTTATTATTATTGATATTTATATTATTTATAAATTTATTATCACGTGCGTGCGTGTGTGTTTCTATATAATGCAAATTCTCTTTTTTTTCGTTTTCAGTAGTTAATTTTCTGTCGATTGATGAAGTGTTATTTTTAAGAGTTTTGCTTAGCTTTTCATCACTGTTTTTAAGCAAAGATAAAGATTTGTTAAAATGCTTTTTAACTTGATAATTTTCATCTTTTAAAATCCACTCATAAAAATTTAAAGAGCCATTTCTAACCTTTTTAATTTCTAAAAGTCTGAGTTCAATTAATTCTTTTTTAGCAATTCTTAGTCTATTTAAACTCATTCTTTGATTATTTTTAACTTTTATAAACTCTCTTAGATAGATTTCACTTATAATCGTTTTTTCACTGAGCTTTGCCAATTGAATATATAATACTAAAGCATCAACGCTAAGACCGCCGTAAGCTATAGTATTTGATAATTTTAAATAGCCTTTTCTCTCTCTTAGGCTTTTACGCCCCAAAGCCACATCAAAACTTGCTATAAAACTTGGTATCATTTTTTAAATCCTTGTAATTCTTTAATTTGCTTATCCAAATTTAAATCTATAATTTCTATGATTTTTTCTAATCTATTGTTTACAAATTCGCTTTTAACAGCTTTTTCACCTATATAAGCACCAGCCATCAAATAAGCGGTTTCTTTACTCGGAATAAGAATTGCAGTAGATCCTGTTATTATGCTAATAGGAATAAAAATTTTCATTCCTTTTTTTGCTATATTTACAAATTTTTCATTGCTTTCAAATTTGCAAATATAGTAGAGAATAATTGCAAAAATACCACAAGCAAGACTCAAAATGCCTGCAGTAAAGAATGCTCTATTAATATCATCAAGTATCGATGCTATGTAAATCAAAAAAACTAATTTCATAAAAAAAACCTTTTAAAAAATCCTATTTTTCTTTGCTCTTTGCGATATTCTTTTACAAGTAGTTCTATATTATTTTTTTCTTCGCTTTTCGCTAAAAAATTAAATAATTCATAATCTAAAAATATTGTTCCATTTTTAAAAATAGAACCCTTTCTTTTTGATAAAAGCCTTTTAACCTCAAGGCTGGTATTTACTGCGAGTTTTTGCATTAAGTTATCTATTTCATCTAATATCATAACTGTTTTTGAATTTTGTTTTACTCCAAAAGTATAATGATAATCCAACTCTTTGCTTTTAAATATTTCAAAATCCTGTATATAATTCACTCCATTAAAAATTTTAAGAACAATAAATTCTTGCTCAGCATAAACACTAAAACTTTTAATTGTATGTGGTCTGATAAAAGAAGAGTTGATTTTAATCACTTTCATTCTCTATCCTTTCGCTTTCTCCCACGCTTAGGTATGTTTATAAGATTGCTACGAACATCCACCCAAAATTCATGAGGTATTCCGTAGAGTTTTTTAAACTCTATTTGTTTTTTGAAACTTGGGCGTGATTTATTTGTTCTAATCTTTTTAACACTAATAACCGTATAGTGATTACTCAATATTTTTGTAAAATCAAAAAAATCTATTTTTTTCATAATGAAAGTATAAAATAAAGAAACTTAATAAATATTTAATTATGTTTCTAATTATGGAACATTATTTGCTTGAAAAAAGTGTATAATTTTTATACTAAAAAAGGAGAGAATATGGGAAGAAATGGAGATATATTCGATTTTCATTTTGATACTGAAAAATTTAAATTTTATTTAAAAAATAGAGATAAAAAAGTTACATATCAAGATTTGATGGAAATTTTATATAAAAATGGCATAGAAAGCTCAGAAGCAACAATAAAAAAATGGTTGATGTCTAAAGAAGATAATAAAACAAAACCTAAACCACAATATATAAAAATTTTATGCAATGCATTAAATATTCCCTTTAACGAAGTGATATTGCAAGATGTTTTTAGAAATGATAATCAAATTAACTTCAGATATTTCCCAGATATTTATGCAAGTGCAGGACTTGGAACCTCATCTCAAAGTGAAGAAGTTAAAATAGTTTCCGTTGATGAAAATTTTCTAAAAGAAATTTTAGATATACCTATAAAGAAGAGTTATGATATTATAAAAATTAATGGCGATAGTATGGAACCTATTTTATCTAATGGAGATTTTATTATTATAGATAGAAGTAAAAATTCACTTGAGACTATTTCAAATGCAGATATTGTTATTTTTAGAAAAAACGATGATTTATTTTGCAAAAAAATTAAAAAAGAACCTTTTGAAGATTATATTTTTTTAGTTTCTGAAAATAAAAAATACGAGGATAAAAAAGTAGATAATAGCGAATTTGAACAATGCGAGATCTTAGGTGCTGTAGTATCAAAAATGGCTGTTGAAACCTTTAAAAATTTTATAGAAGTGGTGGGATGAGAGTAAAATTAAATATTTTTGAGATATCTAATATTATAAGGGTTACTGATTATGGAGCTAGTTGTCCTTTGGAAGTAAGCATTAAAGATAATTCTAAATTTATATTAAAAACTAAATATAATAGTGTTTGCGGAACTGGAAAAAGCTTATTTGCTGAACTTTTTTCTTATTTATATTTGCAAGAATTAAATTTTAAAGATATTCCCAGTATAGCTTTATTAAATATAGATGATGATTTTATAAAATTAGCAGATAACAAATTAAAAAATGGAACTCAAAGAGACAGGGAGGCATTAGAAAATATCAAAAATTCAAAAGGTTTAAATTTAGGAATTTCATATATATTTAATGCAAGTAAAATTTATCCAAAAGAATTAACAAATAAATTTAAAAATTATACTTGCTTGTATGATGGAATTTTAATGAATAGTGATAGAGAATTTAAAAATCCAAATATTTTAATCAATGATTTAAAAAAGATTTTTTTGATTGATTTTGGCTTAGCTTTTGATATATTAAAGGCATTAGATATTATTTTAGATGATGAGATTAACTCTAATCAGTATTTTGATAAAAATACTTTCGATAAAGATTATTTATTGCTTGACCACTTAAAACAAATCAAAATAAATGAAAAGAAATTAAATTGTCAAGAAATTTTAGATATAATAAACGCTATACCATTAGAATGGCTAAGCTTGACTTCAGCACAAAAACAAGCTTTAAGCAATATGATATATAAAAGACAAGGACAAAAAGCGGTATATAGTTATGAAAATGTTTAAATATAAAATGATAAAATATTTTCCTTACTCAGCCAGTGAAGAATTTATAAATATAGGTTTTTGGCTTTGGGATGAGAATGGAAACAAAATACAAGATTATATTAGCGATACACATTTAAAAATCTTATCTAAATGTCATTTTCTAAATACCAATTTTATTAAAAATAGTATTGAAAGATTAAAATTAGAAACAAATGAAAAATATTGGTATGGTAATCATTTTAGGTTTAGCGAATTTGATACTATATTGCATGATACTTTAGAAAGTGCAAAAAATTTTTTATATTATGAAAAAATAGGAGAAAAATTTAAAAATTTTGAATCAAAAGAAAGAAATATAAGATACGAGGAAATAAAAAATAATGCTATTAATTTAATAGATACTGATTTTAAAAATGATTTAGAACTAATATCTGAGCGTGGAGAATATAACTTTCATATTATAAATAAGCATTCTAAAAATGAAATATTTTCAAGACTTGGAAATATAGCAAACATAGATGATATAAAAGAAGCTTTTGCAAAAACTTTAGAATATGATATGCTTTTATATTTCTTACAATGTGAACAATTTACGCTTAGTAAAAAAACTCAAAAGGGTAGGGAAAATTTAGAAAAAGTGCATTTTAACTTTGAACCTTTTTATGATGAAGAAAACCAAAGCAGAACTTTAAAAGAAATGATTAAAGCAACAAGTTAAACAAAATGAAAAAACTCATAATCTTATCATTATTAACAACTCTAGCATTAGCTGATTATACACAATACAAACCAAGTGAAGATTTTGCTAAGTATTTTACTAAGCAAAACTGCTCACAAGTTTTAGATAAGTTTTATTATCTAAATTGTTATGATTATAATTATAAAGGCACTAAAGCTGTAGCTTATAAATTAGAAGCGGAAAATCTAAAAGGCGAACAAATCAAAAAACGCCCACGCTTTGAAGATGATACAAATATACCTAAAAAATACCGCACTACATGGAGTGATTATAAAAACAGCGGTTATGATAGAGGGCATACTATTTCTAATGCTTCAATGAGAAAAACAACTCAAGCCCAAAGAAGCACTTTTTTAATGAGTAATATTACTCCGCAAAATCCACAAATTAATCAAAAAGTATGGAATAAGATTGAAAAAAGAGAAAGACAAGTAGCTTTAAAGCTTGGAGAAATTGAAGTTTTAAATTTGGTTAATTATGATAGCAACCCTCAAAGAATAAGAAATCAAATTGCTATTCCAAGCTCTTATATCAAGATTATAAAAGGTAATAATTTTAAAGAATGCTATAAAGTTCCAAATTATGAAGTCGATAATTTAAGTATAAAAAGATATAAGTTTAATTGTGATGGATAATAATTTTTCTTACGAAGAAATTATTGCACAGCTAAATAAATGTGCTGAAAAAAAATTAAAGAAAGAATTATTAAAATATAAGTCAAAAGACTATTTTATAGAATATCTTAAAGAAATATATTTTTCTATACCAGCTAAACCAAGAAAGGTATTTATATCAAAAGAGATCAAGGAAAGAGTTCTAGATAAAAAAATACGGAAAGCAATCAATAACATAGAATATAAATTAAAGAAAGGAGAAGATGTTAATTCTTTTCTTAGCAATAGACATGACAATAATGATAAAATGTTATCTTCTTTTGGAATACACCATTTTCATTTAGGAAAATATAATCAAAATGAACAAAAATATGAGAGAACTGGTGAATTATTGTATTGTTTTTTGCCATATTATAATGATAATTTAATATATTTTATAGATGTATTGCCTCATGGCTATTGGTATTATCAAGAGATGTTTGATATCATACAGAAAAATTGGCCCGATGTTCTTCAATATACACAATCTTTTACTGTGAAAGATATATCAGAAAAAGACATTAAAAAATTAAGAAAATATAATATTAATTTTATACCTTCCTTAAAATCAGGTGAACTTGTTTTTTCAAATTTTGGATATATGTCTAATGGGGATCCTACATATGTATGTTTATGTAAAATGAATATAAGAAAACAAATAGAACATATTTATAAAACATACCATATTAATATTAGTGATACAGAAATTATAGACTTTGAAATTAATAATAATTTGATATTAAAAAATATAGCTATTAAAAATAAAATATCAGGCAAAATAGATTTATATAATTTTTAATCAATACCCCATCAACCTTTTATATCCATCGCATTAATCCTTCCAATTTTCTAAAAATGTTTTTAAGGATTTTTTTGGTTTTTTATACTTATATAGCCAAATGCTAAAAAATAAGCTTAAAACAAATGGTGAAAAGAATAATACATATTTAATAAAAATCTCTAAATCACTTACTTCTATAAAATTACTAGGCACATAACCTAATTCTAAATTATCGCTAACGGGTTTAAGTGTTACATATTCTGCATTTACATAAGTTACTAATCCATAGCCAATTAATATAGAGTAAACTAAAATTGATACAATAAACATTTTTTTAAATTCAAAAATTAAATGGAATGGATTTGTGGTTTTAATTAAAATAAATTGCAAAACAGTCAAAGCAATCAAATAAATAAATGTTGCAAAACATGCTTCAAAAAAAGCTTCAACTTTATCATATCTCCACCAAAGATTAAGTCTATCCCATGTTCTCTCAAAATTTTCCATGTAGTCATTTTTTGACTTTAATTCAACAATATTATTACCAGCTAATAGAAGATGTTTGGTTTCACCTTCTATTAAATCTCCTATAATCTGTGGTATTTTATTTGTTAATATATAATAATTACTTTTAAGTTCTTGGGTATATTTTTCAAAATCTTCATATATAAATTTTTCTCTTTCATATTGAATTTTACTATATTTATCATCTTTTATCATTAGAATAGAAATAAAAACCACTAAA